ACGAACGCCCTACCCGAGGGGAACCAGAAGACGCCAGCTAGCCGAACTGCTGGTCGCTGTCTCCTGGTGGCCCCCACACATCGAGTTCGATCTCAAAGACCTCAACACCGTGGTCGATGTAATCGAAGAACAGAAGAAACAGCATGGCAAGCGTTAGCGCAAGAGTTGAAGTGAACGGCCTAGCCGACACGCTGAAAGTCCTGCGCCGTGTTGACCCTGAGCTGCGCAAGACGACGATTCGGCGCATGAAACTCGCCGCCAAGCCAATGCAAGCCGAAGCGAAGAAACTGTTCCCCGACGCTTCGCCGCTGTCCGGCTGGGGGAACTGGCGCGGCGGCTACGACGGCCGCACCGTCAAACGCAACGTCAAAGTCTCATTCAAGGGATCGAAAGCTCGCAACAGCGACACGATCCCTCTGCTGACGCTCCGCCAGACAAGCGCCGCCGGCGTTATCTTCGACATTGCTGGCCGGAAGAGCTCAGGAAACAGTCCGTCAGGCCGCGCCATGATCGCCCGCCTTGACCGGTTTGCGCCGGCCTCAAGGGTTATGTGGCCGACCGCTGAACGCCATATGCCCGAGGTCGTGCAAGGCGTAAGATCAGCTATTGACGACATGTCCGAGATCATCAACCAGGAGCTGCGCTAGATGGCTATCAACGTACCAATCGTTAGCGAGTTCAATAACCGTGGCCTCAAGAAGGCCATGTCCGAGTTCAAGCGACTCGAAACCACCGGCCAGAAGACCGCGTTCGCCCTCAAGAAAGCGTTCGTGCCCGCCACCGCCGCGCTCGGCGGCCTTGCCGTGGCCGGCGCAAAGATGGTGGCCGCTGGTGAAAAGGCCGCGACCGCTAACGCTCGTATCGAGCAGATCGCAACCTCGATGGGGCTGTTCGGCGCTGAAACCGAGAAAGTCACCGGCCGGCTTGTCGACCTGGCGAACGAGCAGGCCCGCCTGACCGGCGTCGACCAGAACCTGATCAAAGAGTCCCAGGCGCTACTGCTCACGTTCAAGGACATCGCATCAAGCGCCGACGAGGTTGGAGGCGCATTTGACCGCGCGACGCAGCTCACTTTGGACATGGCTAGCGCCGGCTTCGGATCTGTCACCGACAACGCCAAGCAGCTCGGCAAAGCACTCAATGACCCGATTGCCGGCCTGACGGCGCTTCGTCGTTCGGGCATCCAGTTCACCGAAGCTCAGCAAGATCAGATCCGCACTCTCGTCGAGTCCGGACAAGTGCTCGAGGCGCAGAACATGATCCTCGAGGAGATTGAGAATCAGGTCGGCGGCACGGCCGAAGCGACCGCGAACTCGACTGACAAGATGAAAGTCGCGTTTAGCCAGGCGTCAGAGTCGATTGGTATGGCGCTTCTTCCCGCCGTGGAGGCGCTTCTGCCGCTAGTCATTGGTTTGGCGGATTGGGCCGGCCAGAACACGGAGATCTTGTTGACGTTGGCCGGCATTATCGGTGGCTTGTCTGCCGCGATCGTGGTTGCCAACTTTGCCATGAAGGCATGGGCCGCAGTTCAAGCGATCGCTACAGCCGCTCAATGGGCGTTCAACGCCGCTCTGAGCATGAACCCCATCGGACTCGTTGTTATCGCTGTAGCGGCGCTTGTGGCCGGTCTGGTGATCTTGTACAACAAGGTCGATTGGGTTCGCGACATGCTGAACCAGTTTTTCAAGCCGCTTGAGAAGGTTATGGACGGCATTGGTTGGCTGGCCGACAAGCTCGGCATCGTGTCCAAAGAGATGGACGACAACTTCACGCCAAGCGTCGACGAGGCCCGCAAGCAAGCCGGCGACATGTACGAATCGGTCCGTGACGCGAACACGGGACTTGATGAACTCGACACGTTGTCATCGGACGCCGCCGAATCCCAAGAAGAACTGGCTCAGTCGGTCAACGCGGTCTACGACGAAGTCGTCAAGGTGAATCCGCAGCTTGAGGCGATGTTCCGTCACCTCGATGTTCAGGATGACATGGAACGGCTTCGCGACAGTTTCGATCGTTACAACGAAGTTCTGTCAGATTCCGAAGCAGACATCCGCGATGTTGAGGAGGCACAACGCGAAGTCACCCGCGAAATCTTGAACACTTTGGATGCTCACGGCCTACTTAGCCTGGCCTTGTCCGACACGCTTCTCATCAAGATCAACACCGGCCAGCTCGACGCCGCCTATGACAGCGCTCTCCGTGTTCTCGACGCCTTCCAGAAGGTTCAGGCAGTCAGCGCCGGCCGCGCACCAGCCTCAACGTATGTTCCAGGCGCAGACGAGCTTCGGTTCCTCAACAACGGCCCGATCGCATCCACCATTGTTAGCCCTGGCGGACCGATCGCAAGTATCACCCGTGATACGGCGACGGGAGCCGTGCAGAACGTAACCGTGAACGTGAACACGCCGACACCCACCGAGGAGATCGGCAAAGTCGTCGTCGACAGCATCCGCAAATACAACCGCGCCTCAGGATCCGCGAATATTGGAGTGCTTCGGTTGTGAGCGCCACCATCGTCCAATCCGGCGATTACACGCTTGAGATCGATACCGGCGACCTGATCCGCTCATTCACCCTGGACGATCCAGTCAAAGGCGTCCTAGACAACGCCACGTTCGTCCTCGACGGCGCCACCGGCTACGCAGACGTCACCAGCGGCACCAGAAGCATCCGAGTCCGCCGAGGACGCCGCGACACCTCAGACCAGTTCGGCGCCGGCACCATGACCTTCATCTTGGACGACACCGCGGCTGGCGGCGTGTTCAACCCGTTCGCCAACCAAGGCCCCTATTACGACACCACAAACACCGAACCAGGACTCGCACCAATGCGCCAAGTCCGGCTCAAGCGTGAAAACGAGCTGCTGTTTGCCGGCCGTGTTGTCGATTACGACTACCAGTTCGGTTTGGACGGCGATGACACCGTCAGCGTGCAATGCGCCGACGACTTCTATCTGCTCGCCCAAACCGTCACCGACGAAGTCCACATAGATAAAGAGTTCTCTGGTGAACGGATCGAAACGATCTTGGATTTGACCGAGGTGAACTATCCGTCCGGCGCGGCCCGCAACATCGCGACCGGCACCGTCGAGCTCGGAGGCCACACCGGCGGCGGCGGAGGAGGACACGACTACGACCTCGAGCTCGGCCAGAACGTCCTCGACTATCTGCGGCTCGTCAACGCCGCGGAACGAGGCCGGCTGTTTATTGATCGTGAAGGCGTCCTCGTGTTCGAGGAACGGATCGGACAAACGCTGTCGGCTCCTGTCGTTGAGTTTCACGACGACGGCACGAACTACCCGTACCGGAACGTCGACATTTCGTTCGGTGCCGACAAAGTCGTCAACCTGGTGTTCGTTCAATCGCTCGCGAACGACTTTGGCACCGCATCCGACTCGGCAAGCCAAGCCAAATACTTCGTGCAGACCGAGAGCATCACCGGAAGCCTCCTAGACACCGACGCCGCGTGCGCCGATCTCGCCACCTATCTGCTCAACCCTGAACCAGAAGCCACGTTCACGGCGGTCGAGGTCGCGTTCGCGCAGCTCACCGACGGCCAACGCGACACGATCTCCACGGTCGACATCGGTGACACCATCAACATCGAAAAGACGTTTATCAACGGCGAGACGGTGACCGAGCTCGCCCAGGAACTCGCGGTCGAAGGCATCGAACATTACATCGACACCACCGCCGGCCATGTCGTCAGGTTTTACACAAGCCCCACCACGATCGTTTACGAGCTCATCTTGGACGATGCCACCTATGGTGTGCTCGACGCATTGAATGTTCTAGGATAAGGAGCACCTATGGCTAGCCCATTCCCATTCACCTCGGGCCAAGTCCTGACCGCGGCGCAGCTCAACGCGTTGAATGAGATCAATACGTTCACGCCGGTCGTGAAGCAAGGCACGACAACGTTTACTGTGACAACCACAGAGGCGTCCTATTACCAAGTGAACAAACTGGTGTACGGCACGGTTTACGTTACGGTCGCATCGGGGACAGGCCAAGCCGGCAACAGTCTGATTGTCGATTTGCCAGTCAACGCGACGTCCGCTCCTGGAAGCGTCGTCGGGAGCGTTTGGATTTATGACAGCAACACGGCGACCGCCTATGGCGGCCAAACTGTTTTGGTGACAGCCACCACTTTCCAGTTTCTTGGGGATTGGTCCGGCGGAAACGCTTTCGGCATTTCTCCAGCAGTCCAACTGACCACAAGCGATCAAGTCCGTTTCAACTTCTGCTACGAGGTGGCCTGATGAATCTTGTGACACTCGCCGATCCCGAAACCCCTGACGACGCGACGTTGACGTCAAGAATGCGTTACCAGCGCGACATTCTGCTTGCCGCTTCTGACTGGGCGGTTCTGCCAGACGCACCCACCGACAAGCAAGCATGGGAAACATACCGCCAACAGTTGCGTGACTTTCCCGCGAGCTGGACGCCAGGACCGACCGCCGACTTCCCTACCCCGCCCGCATGATGGTCACCAGCGAAGACGCTAAAACGGCCGCGCTCGCTGTAGTCATGAGCGTGATCGTCGTCTTCTGCTTGTGGATTGGACAGAGATGAACATCGCGAACCCGTCGAAAGCCATGATCGCCCTCGTTGCGCTGGTCTGTGTCACGCTTCTGCTGATGACCGATTCGATCTCGAACGAGGCCGGGACTGGCCTGATCGGCATGATCGCCGGATACGCCGTGGGCAACGGCATCGCCGCGCGCCGCGGCGACGATGTCACCCCGATCATCGGAAAGAAGTCTTGAAGTTCCACAGTTGGCAACGGGACACGCCACGCCACCCGTTTGACACCTGCTCACCGAACCTGCGCCAGATCCGCAAGTACCTCGAAGAGCGCTGGGGATTCTGGAACCTTGGCTGTTACGGACGCCGACCGATCCGCGGCGGCACCGCATGGAGCTCGCACGCTTTCGGCGCAGCTCAAGACCTCAGCTACCGCCGTGACGACGGCCACCCGACCGCACCATCCCGCGAATGTGTCGAGCAAGACGTCATCCCGTGGCTGATCGAACACCATGAAGTACTTGGCATTCAGCGCATTCACGACTATTGGGCGAAGCGTTACTGGGAAGTAGGTCGCGGCTGGATTGGCCGTCCGCCTGGAGCACAGAACGATCACCTGCATATTGAGGTCACGCCTGACACTTGGACTTGGGCGTCACCAATCTCGGAGCGCATCGTGTCCGGCCCGCCGCAGACCACTCAGCCGGCCGCGGTGCCTCCGTACCCTGGGCAATCTGTCCGCAAAGGATCGAAAGCCAAGGACCGAGTCAAACTGATTCAGCGTGAGCTAAAGATGCTCGGCTACAACGTCGGCCCCGTCGATGCGATCTTCGGCCCGAAGACCGACGCAGCTGTCAAAGCCTTCCAAACCGACCAAGCCCTCAGAGCAGACGGCATCGTCGGACCTATCACTTGGAAGGCTTTGTTCAACTAGCACAAGGAGGCAACTGTGCCAGACATGTCAGACTTCGACGCCGCACGCCCCAAGCCGGCCAAAGCGAAGATGCAACAGATCATCGACGAGCTGGACGCGGAACGCTCAGAAGCGCTCGTCGCGGCTCTCAACGATCTGTCGTATTCGGTGCCGACCATCAAGGCGGTGCTGAACAAGTGGGGAATCGACGTTTCGACCTATCCGATCTCGGAATGGCGAAGGAAGAATGTCTAACCCGTTCGACGAGGAAGCAGAGCTGCAAGAGCTCCGCGACGCCCTTGTCAGACAGCAACGCGCCACCCGCAAAGCGCACGCCAAATCCGAAGCCATCGTCGAAGCCGTGTACCAGGCGGCGAAAGACGCGGCCGTCACACTTGGACGCGCACCTAGCGTTCCCAAACCCAAGACAGACCCGCGACGCAAGAACCCTGAAGTCGCGCTGATCCACGCGACCGATTGGCAGCTCGGCAAACAAACCTCCGACTACGACATCGACACCTGCCGGAAACGGATCCACCGGTTCGCTGAGAAGATCGGCACGATGACCGAGATCCAGCGAGCCGATCATCCAGTCAAAGAAGCTCATATCATGTTCGGCGGCGACATGGTCGAAGGCTTAGGCATCTTCCCAGGACAACCCTATGAAGTCGAAGCACACCTGTTCGAGCAGCTGTTCGCCACCGCCGGCCTCATGGAAGACTTCGTCCGACGGATGCTCGCCATCTTCGAGCATGTCACCGTCACCTGCGAGTACGGTAATCACGGCCGGCTTGGCCGCAAAGGCGACATGCCAGGAGCCGACAACATTGACCGCGTCGCCTACAAGATCGCTGGTGACCGCCTCGAGGACGACCGCGTCACCTGGCACACCTCGCCGGCTTGGTATCAGATCGTCGAGATCGGGAACTATGGCGCTTTGCTGGTGCATGGCGACGAGATCAAGTCATTTGGCGGCAACACGCCAGCGTTCGGCATCCTTCGCAAGTGCAACCAATGGTCGACCGGAGTCATCCCCGAAGCATTCTCCGACGTTTACATGGGCCACTTTCACACGCCGATGACGTTGACGATGGCGAACGGCGGTCAGATCTATGTCACCGGTTCGCCAGAATCGGAGAATGTGTACGCCAAGGAGTTCATGGCAGCGACCGGCCATCCGAGCCAGCGTCTGCATTACGTCGATCCAGAGGCCGGCCGCGTCACGGCATCCTACCTCGTGTGGCTTGACTAACGAGCGGAAAATCCGCATAATGGCTCCATCGGACCCCGACCCGATTTGGAGGAAAAAATGAAGACGTTGTTATGGATCGCCGTGATGGCGATCATTCCCGTCAACTGCGACCCGTTGGAAATGCCGACAGAGGCCGCGGAATACCAGCGCAACATCAACACCGCGAAGTGTGAGCAATGGTTCGGACACGCGCTAGCGATGGGCTGGGAGATCGACGACCTGCCCGTCCTCGATGAGGTGATGTGGCGCGAGTCCCGTTGTGACCCGACACAAGTGTCAGACACCGGCGACCACGGCCTGACACAAGTCAACTGGCGCACCTGGGCGCCGCTCGTCCTCGAGCTCGGCTACA